ACAAATGCCAGTTCCTTCTCCCCCAGCTTCTCCACAAACTCACGCCCATACATCTCGTCGCGTCCGTTAGTCGCTGCTGTTGGTAGTCCATCTACGATGCTAGTCTTACCTACCATCAAGATGCCTGACCAGAATGCGAACTTAGGGTTACGCATCAATGCAATCTTTACCTTCGCTAGTTTTCTTTCTGCGTTCATAGTCTTCCCTTCGCTTGTAAGTACTCGTTACGTTGCTCTCGTCTTTCTTGCTCTACTTCGTGCCACTTGTCCAACCAATCCTGCTGCCCTACTGGGTCGAGTAGTTTGATTTGTCTGCATCTCTCTATCGCTTCTTCTCTAGGCATAGTTTCCGTTACAGCTTCGGCACGCCCATTCTTGTAATGCTTGAACACGCGATAGTGTTCGTTCATAACTCCTTTCCTATATGCAGTCTTCGGGTTGTCCTCGATCTGCCAACCCCAATCGTAGAAGTACTCGTCACGTTCCATCATCACCCTCCGCTATCACGTCAATCACTTTGTTAATGCGGCGATACATCTCAAGCTCATCGGCTTCGTCTACAGGTATGTGAAACTCCACACGCACTATCAGTGCATCGTAGGCAGGGTTAGTTAAACGATCTATCTTGTACACCTTTCCCTTGTATTTATCCCGTAGGTGCTCGTAGAACGCAGCCTCCTTACTCATCGCCATTACAGCAAGTCCTCGTTCTTAGCTACCCAGTCGCTGAACGCTTTGCAACCGAACGCGATCTTCTGACGTGGAGACTTGGCGATGTTGATAGCGAAGCATGCTTGCCACTCAGGTGCAAAGCGACTGATGTAGTCCATGAACGGTGTCATGGTTTCTTTCTCGACCTTGCTGATTGCATTGAACGCTACCAATGCACAAGCACCCGCACCCTCAGGTATAGGTGTCGTCATCGGTGACTTGATGATTGATTCCCACGTAGGTAGCTGATCTGCAAAGGCGATGTACGCTTCCAAGTCACGCGATGCTTTCTCGCCGATAGTGCCTGACAACGCAGCGATAAGGCTGTCGCTATCAAACGTCTCACGATGCTTGATGATGTTCGATGCACGTTCTAATGAGCGACCTGATACGTAAGCAGTAGTAGGCATCTTAGGATTGAACGCAACAAAGTCTTTAGGTACGTTGTCTGCGCAGTCCATGTATGACGCGAACCAATCACCCTCGAACTGACTAGCTGCTGCGATAACAATAGGTTCGATGTTGTTTGCGATAGCCCACTCTGACCACTCGGAGAAGTTAGGTTTACGCACCGTTACCTGAGACACACGGTTGAGTGTGTGCGCTTTGATGTTGTCACCTACGCCGTCAGTAGTCAGGTTGCCTGTCATGAATACGATACTGTCAGGGTGCAATGGCAAGTCACCGAGACGTGGGTTGTGTGCTTCTAATAGTGGGTGCAGCATGTTGATAACCGGAGGGCTACCCTTACTGAACTCGTCAAGCATGATGATGGACGGCTTGCCTGTGTGGATACCGAACCGAGCGTTAGGGTAATACTTGGTAGTCTTAGTCTCGTGGTCAATGACGGGCATACATATATCGCCCAAGTCCATGTTAGGCACGTCAATGTAGGCTAGGTGATAGTCAGGGTACATCTCTGCTAGCACACCCGTAAGGCTAGACTTACCGATCCCCGGCTCGCCTCGCAGCATGAAGCGATTGTTCTTAACTGTGCCGATTAGCTTGGCTGCTTGCTTAAGTGATACGGTCTTGCCAAAGTTGATTGTTGCCATGTGGTTAGCTCCTTCGATTTAGTGTGGTTTTACTGAGTTAATTACGCCTTCGGTTACTGCTTCTTTGCTATGGGTAAGAACACCCCGTTACGTTCGATGATCTCAACGTCACCGTTCTTCAGTCCTTCTAACAAAAACTGCATCATCCGCAGCAAGTACCGGTACTTCCATTGCAGGTGTAGGCAGTAGCCCCCAAGCCCGATACATATTGCGCCTAGTAATACGATGTCTGTGTTCATGCCCCACCCCATACAACTAGCCACGCTGTAAACAACGCCATTGCTACCATTACCCAGAAAACTATCTCATCCATGTGCATCGTCATCCTCCTTGTCACCTATGTAAACCTTAGTTATCTCTCGTACTGCATGCATCTGTAGCACGGGGTCTAGCCTGTTGCGTATCTCTCTTATTGGTACGTTAGGTACGCCAAAGAATGTAGAGTGCAGTTCGTTGTGTGCTGATGCTGCTACCTCGTGTAGCACCGCACGTTTTGCTTCTGCTTTCTTACGTGCAGCATGACCGCTGTGTTTGCCCGCACCTGATTGCTGCGCTCGGGCTACGTAGTTACGTGGTTTCATCGATCACCTCTTTCTCCTTCTCTATCTTGCGCTCTACTGCTACGAACGCATCGTTGTGGTACTTGTTCTCTAAGAATAGGATTGCTTCGCTTACTTCTTTGTTCCCAAACCGTTCGGTCTTTGGTATGTGTTCGTTCTTTGTTGTGTATCTAAGCAGCTTGAACAAGTGCGTTGCCTCATCGCTAAACTCTTTCGGTCTTGCTTCTCGCGCAGCCTCACGCTCCGCTGCTAGTTGCTTCTTTGTCTTGGGTTTCATCGCTTATCTCCCTTATCCAATCTACATGTACTGTCTTAGGGTTAAGCCACATACACAATCGCATGTGGTTCTGTAGATGTAGCGGGTACGTCACCAATATATCGCCACGTCTTACACACCCAAAATCTTCTGTCGCTATCTTGTCAAGCCTTACTATCTCTGGTCTGTCTGGTCGCTTGTAGTATTTGATTAGCCTCATCTTCATCCTCCTCCTCTATACCTGTTGAATACTTAACCTCAGGTGTGTCTGTCCACCACCAATCATGCAGTGTAGTGGTAACGTCAGGTTGTGTTAGGTTTTTCAAGTCTCGCGTTACCATCTCGGTTACTTTGATTAATTCTTGCAGCGTATCGCCCATCACGCATGCGCCACCCCATCCCCTACCCTCGCCTTCGCTTACCTCGATAACCTCAAAGACTGAACCATCAATGCCACCCTCTAGGTATTCTTTAACTCCGTATCTCCATTGCATCTCACACCTCCCTCATTATCTTTTTGGCTAACTCAGCCAAGTCTGGTCTGCGTTGCATTACCTCTTTCGCTTTTGCTAACGCCGTATCATTCACGCATTGCTCGCATGTACGGTATCCCTTGTTCGCCCACTTCCACTCGATATAGCCCCTGCATTCGGGGCATAGATACTTCATGCTCATTTGTCCTCCTGTCCTGCCATGTATACCGGCAGGTTCTCTTTACTATTCCATCCGCAGAACGTGTGCCCTGCTTTCCCTGTCTTATCGCAATTGCATCGCTCCAGATCATCTTCTTCTGGTTCGCGTCCTACGTATTGTTTGAAAAGCTCTGCTGTTATGTTCATTCGTTCACCTCTTTAGTTAGCTTAAATACAAAACCTGCATTAAACCCTGCAAGGTATGCTTGTCTTACATCACCTATATCAAAGGGCGTATCGTCATTGTTCTTCATATACCCATGCGCTTTGATTACCCCATCTACCTTATCTAATAGCCACTCGGGGTTGTACCTAGCCCATGCTAGTCTTGCCGTGTACTCAAGGCTTTCGTATTCTTCGTCGGGCATATCATCACAATAGCTACACCCTACCTCGCCGCACTTCTTTGTTTTGCTCATCTCACGCCTCCCTTGTGTGAACTGTTTAGCCCTATCAGTAGGGCAGGGTCTGTTACGACTATGTAGTTACTCTTAGGCATCGGCACGATGCAATGCTTCACGTCACGCGCTCGTGCCTCTCCACACTTTAGGCAGAATCTGTAACCTAGTGCTACGCGCCGCTCGTCTACGTCATCGCCGCACTCTAAGCATACGTATCGCATAGACCCTCCCTCACTTCCCCGTCAGGTTGCTCGCGTCTTATGCCAGTTCTGTACCAGTTCCCTATGCCCATGCTCGCACCTCGCCTACTTCTTTGCGGATACTCCAGTAGTCGAAGTTCTCTAGGTCTTCCGCGTGGTCTAACATTACGCATTGATACTCATACGCAGACAGCATTGCTTCTTCTTCGGGTGATAACTCGATGTTGTCGAATGCGTTGTTCAGAAGGGTTTCCAAGTGTGCGAGATTCATGGTGTTTCTCCTTTGACATGGTTGAGTTGTGCTGCTTAGTTGCGATGGAAAATCATTGTGTGTACTGCGCCTACTGTAAGAAAGATGCCGCCGAATCCAAGAGCGCAGCAAACTAAGTCGGGTAAATCCATCACGCACGCTGCGAGTGTGTAGATGTTGAGTAGAGTGCCGCCGAGTAATAGCAGTGCCGAGTCTTTCATTTGTTCTCTCCCATTAATTCAAATCCACGTCCCGCACAATGCGCGACCCTTTGCTCATGTGTTAGCTCGTCCCAATACTTAGGCAGACGCGAGGCGTAAGTGCCGTTAGTAAATAGACCACGCATACCTGATTCGGTTTTACCTTCTATTACTTTTTGCATTTTATTAATCCTTCCATGGTGCTAGGTTTGAGGGAACACGGGCAAACTTGTTGGCGCGTGACCAATTGCCGGAGTGCTGACGATACGGAACCGGAGGATGCCCACCTTGCATACGTTTGCCAAGAGTGCCTTGCTTCAATGGTGGTGGTGCGATGCCGAGTGTGCGCTTGGCGAGAGTGTGAGTTCGCATGATGATCCTTTGACTGTAAGAGAAAGCAGGGTTTGTTAGAGAAAGCAAAGGCGTGTTCTTACAATAGGTTTGCATAGTGATGCCCTGAAAACCATTGGTAATACTAGTTTGTAAGAATATATATTATATGTTGTAAGACTGTAAGATTGTAAGACGAAAGATAACGGCGTCTCAAAATTCACTTGGTGCATGGGTGGTGCAGTTGCGTAAGAAGTCAAGCTGACTTGATTTTCCAAATCATCGTTTTTTTAATCTTACAGTCTTACAAAACCACTTTATTCAATAGAATCAATGACTTACGCTGTAAGATTTCATTTATGGAAGTCTAACAATCTTACAATGACGCTGCGATTGTTTGGACTTCGGTGATAAGTGCAATAACTTGCATGAGCGCGACACGTTTTGCAGTTGGTTTCATCGTGTTGTCTTTCTTAGACAGCGAATAACCCTCACGTGGTAAATCTAACATTGCGTCATTGAAGCGACCGACCAATGTTTCATACGTTGCGCGATTCGGTATTGACAGCGATTGCCCAGTAATTGCTGCGATAGCGTCAGCGAGTGGCTTGTAGTTACCTGAGCGTGCTTGTGTTGCTATCATTGCCTCGCCTGCCGCCGACATACCTTCACGCGCCACCTTGCCAACCTTGCCCTTAGTGTTGCAGAGGTAAGCGAGTGCTTGACTTGATGCCTGAGTTACTACTGACAGCTTTTTCTCTGTTAGAGTTTTGCCTGATACGACTACTGAAGCAACAGCAAAATCGACGTCAGTTGCAGAAAATTGAGCGATAGTGTTTTGCATGATATTTCCTTTGAAAAGTTAAGATTGATGAACATGGATTCTCACAGCGAAAACCCATGCAGATCGGCAGAGAACTAACGCGCTCTGCCATCGCGTACGCAATGAGTTTTGCTGTGCTCATTACGCCCTGAATTTATAGTCAACTGTAATTTTGTACTAACCCGTTTTCGTTCTACTGGATATTTCGGCATCGCGTCTTTTAACTTCGCGCTTAGCTTTAACAGGCTTGCACCTGCTTAGATCGTCCAGTAGCCTATCTGACAAGGCTTGCATTGACTTTGCGGATTGGATACCGCCCGAATTGTTAGAGAACCGCTTAGCACTAGCGAGCACATCGGGTTACACATAAGAGAATTGAACTATCGTTAATCCTCGGCGCTCCCATCTCACTTACAACCTTGCGCTTGACAACTGTTTTGCTGCCAGACTTCATTGTAAGGAAATCAGGCAAAAAATCGCTATGGATACGAAAGCAATAATAAGCACCTAAAATCGCTATATCGCGTCGAGGCTTCGCGTATAGTCAGCGGTACATTGTCGCGTGGTCATCGCGCAAGCCGGTGGGGCTAAGCAAAAATCTAACTTGACGGGGGCTGGTGGGGCACCCCCTTGGACACAGGATAGGAGTCCCATGTCTACCTATACACTCTAATTTGCACAGTCGATACCACCCCCCACAACATTTCTTACAGAGCATATCAAAATCGCAATATAGCAACACCCCCCGGGTACTTGTCGAAATCAAAACACCCCACCCCCACTGTAAAGTTAACCAGACCCCACTGATAACTTATCCTGCAACACCCCCCGGTAGGATTCCTTACCTCCTCCTTACTTTGCTATATACTCATTTGTGTTGGGAAAGCTAAGATATGGTGGATCGCGGAACGTTTTGCCAAGGACGAGTTAGTACCAACAACCTTTACAAAACGGCACCCTAGTGATATAACCCGCGCATGGTTAATATTGAGCCAACAGGGGAACATGCTGTCCCTTACAGTCTAGATACCGAGGAAGGCAAGAACTTCCACGAGACAGTCGTCGTCGCTGCCAACACAGCAGACCTGCTACAAGAACTCGGTGCGCCCATCGAGATTGAGAAAGACGACATAGACAAAACGCTTGAGCTGTTCAAGGCATCAAACCGCCACGTAGCTAAGCACGCACTAAAGCAACCCAGTACAGCGAGCGCCGCCGCATTATTCTTACGAAGCTATGCCAACCAGGTAGCTACCGATGCAGCCGAGATGCGCTCAGCCATCACCTCAAAACTGATGGAAATTGCTAACTGCGGTGATCCGCGATACGAACTTAAAGCCCTAGAGTTACTAGGCAAACACTCAGACATAGGTCTCTTCACTGAACGAAGTGAAATCACCATCAATCACAAAACGTCTAGCGACCTAGAAGAAGCGATAAAAGAACGAGTAAAACGGCTTCTTAATGCGAGCGTAGTAGACGTAACCCCCATTGCAGATAACTTAGACGAAGAACTTGGCGTAGCCGAGGACGAACCCCGTGCACTGTTAGATGAGATCAATGAGGGGGGCGATGACTCAGCCGATAATCAATAGCGTCAACCTAAAAGACATACCGAAGATACTGCCCTTGCTGACTGAAGCGGAGCAGCGCCAGCTTTTGTATGAGCTGGAAGCGTTGCAGGAGCTAAAACGTAAGGAAGGTGCACAAGATAAGTTCTTGGACTTTGTAAATGAGGTCTGGCCTACGTTTATTGGGGGCAGACACCACCGCAGAATGGCTGAAGCGTTCGAGCGAGTAGCCCGTGGCGAGTGTAAGAGACTCATAATCAACATGCCACCCCGTCATACCAAGTCAGAATTCGCCTCATATCTGCTTCCGGCGTGGTTTTTAGGTAAATATCCGCACAAAAAGGTCATCCAAACGTCCCATACAGCCGAATTGGCGGTAGGTTTTGGTCGAAAAGTGCGAAATCTTGTCGATTCCGAGGTGTATACACGCATTTTTCCCGGTTTAAGCCTGCAATCTGACTCAAAAGCAGCCGGTCGATGGAACACAAGCAAGGGCGGTGACTACTTTGCGATTGGTGTGGGCGGTGCTGTGACCGGTAAGGGTGCAGACATACTGATTATTGATGACCCGCACTCAGAACAAGAGGCAGCTCTCGCCCAAGTTAACCCAGATATATACGACAAGGTGTACGAGTGGTACACATCCGGCCCACGTCAGCGTCTACAGCCGGGCGGAGCCATCGTTATAGTGATGACTAGGTGGTCATTGCGTGACTTAACAGGCCAAGTTATAAAAGCATCAGCCGCACGCGGTGGGGACGAGTGGGAAGTGATTGAGTTTCCTGCGATCCTGCCTAGTGGCAACCCGCTGTGGCCTGAGTTTTGGTCGATGAACGAGCTTGATGCTCTGCGAACTGAACTTCCTAACAGTAAGTGGATGGCTCAGTACCAGCAGCAGCCAACATCCGACAACTCAGCGATTGTTAAGCGTGAATGGTGGAGAATCTGGGAGAAAGAAGACCCGCCGCCATGCGACTACATACTTCAGACGTGGGACACAGCCCATGAGAAGGGTACGCGGAATGACTTCTCTGCCTGTACGACGTGGGGTGTTTGGTACAACCCAGAGGACAACGACCAGCCGAACATTATCTTACTAAACAGCTTCAAAGAGCGGCTTGAGTGGATGGACTTGAAGAAAAAAGCGTTCGAGCACTACAGAGAATGGCAACCGGATAGCGTGTTGATCGAGAAAAAGGCGACAGGTGGGCCTCTCATTTATGAGTTCCGCGCAATGGGTATCCCTGCACAAGATTTTACACCGGGTAAGGGCAATGACAAGATAAGTCGCTTAAATGCTGTCTCTGACATCATAGCTAGTGGTAAAGTCTGGGTTCCCGAGACACGCTGGGCTGAAGAGTTAATTGATGAGGTGGCGTCGTTCCCATCAGGCGAGCATGATGACTTGGTGGATGCGATGACATTGGCGTTAGCGCGGTTCCGTAAAGGTGGGTTCATACGCTTGCCAAGTGACGAGGCGGACGAGCCGAGATTCTTTAAATCACATAAACGAGTGGCGTACTACTGATGGCACTTACTTGCATGTACTACGAGAAGGCGATGCCTCGTGAGTTCTGTAACTACGTTAAAGGCTCGATAGATTGGGCTGTAGCGCAGGACGCCACAATATACAAGGACACCGGGGCAGAAGTAGCCAAGGTACTACGCAGAGCAAGTATTGTGTCGCAAGATTTGATGTCACCCATAGGTTCGGTGTGTAAAAACTACCTGATAGATGGTGAGAGACAAGGGCAGTGGGCTGGGACTATATGTGACTTCGATGTGGTGCAGATAATAAGATATGGCGAAGGTGGGCACTATATGTGGCATAACGACGTGCTTCCGCCCAAAAATGGCAAAAAACGAGCAGTATCTCTAGTGATGCTACTAAATGACCCGGCTGAGTTTGAAGGTGGGCTGCTACAGATTAAAGACAAAAGCGACAACCTCCTGAAGAACAAAGGAGACATAGTTGTGTTCGATGCAAAAGCCGAACACCGTGTAACGCCTGTCACGAGTGGTGTTAGATACACCGCCGTGTGCTGGGCATATACCCCTCACAAGGAATAATCATGGCAATTGAAAAAGGGCTGTACGCAGCGCCGCTAGGTATCGACCAAGAAGAGATGGACGAGCCGCAGGGGCTAGAGATTGAGATAGAAGACCCAGAGGCAGTAACTATAGGCACTGAAGGGTTCGAGCTAGAGATTCGCAAGGGTGATCCTAACGAAGAAGACTTTGATGCCAACATCGCTGAATCAATGGGTGACAGTGAGCTGTCGCTGTTAGCCAATGAGTTGCTGGGTGACTTTGAAGATGACATCAGTTCACGCAAGGACTGGATGCAGACGTACGTCGATGGCATTGACCTCTTGGGGATGAAGCTTGAAGAACGCACAGAACCTTGGGCGGGTGCTTGTGGTGTTACGCATCCCCTACTCTCAGAGGCGCTTGTTAAGTTCCAAAGCGAGACGATCATGGAGACTTTCCCCGCATCGGGGCCTGTCAAGACTAAGATCATTGGTAAGGAAACTCAGGAGAAAAAAGAGGCGGCTGAACGCGTGCAAGCGGATATGAACTATCGCTTGACTGAAGAGATGCCTGAGTATCGTCCAGAACACGAGCGTATGTTGTGGGGCTTGGGCCTCTCAGGTAATGCGTTCAAGAAGGTCTACTATGATCCCAGCTTGGGACGTCAGACGTCGATCTATGTACCAGCAGAAGACGTCGTTGTGCCTTACGGTACATCGGACTTACGTACGGCAGATCGTGTCACACATGTGATGCGCAAAACTGAAAACGAGGTTCGTCGCTTGCAAGTAGAAGGGTTCTATAGCGATGTAGACCTAGGCGACCCTATCAACACACTAGACGAAGTAGAGAAGAAGATCGCGGAGAAGATGGGGTTCAGAGCCTCAACGGACGATCGTTACAAACTACTTGAGATGCAGGTTAACTTAGACTTGCCCGGTTACGAGGACGTAGATAAACATGGCGAGCCTACTGGTATTGCGTTGCCTTATATTGTTACTATTGAGAAGTCTAACCAAAAGATACTTGCGATACGTCGCAATTGGCAACCAGACGACAAGTTAAAACAGAAGCGCAATCACTTCGTTCACTACGGATACATACCCGGCTTTGGTTTCTATTGCTTCGGTCTTATTCATTTAATCGGTGCGTATGCTAAATCTGGAACTTCCATTCTGCGCCAATTGGTTGATGCAGGAACCCTGTCGAACCTTCCGGGCGGGCTTAAATCTAGAGGCCTACGAGTTAAAGGTGACGATACACCAATTAACCCGGGAGAATTTAGAGATGTCGATGTCCCGAGTGGAAGTATTAGGGACAACATCCTGCCCTTACCCTACAAGGAACCGTCACAAGTCTTAGCAGGCTTGATGAATCAAATCATTGACGAAGGTCGTCGTTTTGCAAGTGCGGCTGATTTAAAAGTTAGTGATATGTCGGGTCAAGCACCAGTAGGTACAACACTAGCGATATTAGAGCGCACGCTGAAGATTATGTCAGCAGTTCAAGCGCGTATTCACTACTCGATGCACGAAGAGTTACGACTACTCAAAGGCATCATTCGTGACTACACACCAGAAGATTACGACTACCAGCCTGATACAGGTGATCGTCAAATCAAACAGTCGGACTACGACGACGTAGATGTTATCCCTGTTAGTGATCCTAATGCTGCGACTATGTCGCAAAAGGTTGTGCAGTATCAAGCAGTACTACAACTAGCACAAGGCGCACCACAGTTATACGACATGCCACTGCTACATCGTCAGATGCTAGAAGTGTTGGGCATTAAGAATGCACAAAAGCTTGTACCGATGGAAGACGACACACGCCCGCGTGACCCTGTAACAGAGAATCAAAACATTCTTAAAGGTAAACCTGTTAAGGCGTTCTTCTATCAAGACCATCAAGCTCACATCGCTGTACATAGTATGGCTATGCAAGACCCAAAGATTCAAGAAACACTTGCGCAAAACCCCAACGTGCAAACCATGATGGCTGCTATGCAAGCACATATATCGGAGCACTTAGGCTACGAGTATCGCAAGCAGATGGAACAACAGATGGGCATGCAGTTACCCAACTACGAGGAAGACGACGACATCGTTATTCCAAAAGAGATGGAGAACCAGATTGCTCAGATGGCTGCACAAGCTTCACAGCAACTGCTGCAACAAAATCAGCAAGCAGCGCAACAGCAACAAGTTCAGCAGCAGATGCAAGACCCTGTCATTCAAATGCAGATGCAAGAGTTGGCTATCAAACAGGCCGAACAGAAGCGTAAGGCAGACAAAGATGCCGCAGACGCACAACTCAAAGCGCAGCAGATACAGGTTGAAAAAGAACGCATCGACGCACAGAAAGAAATTGCTGGTGCCAACATGGCTATGAAACATGCTAATGACATGCAACGTATGGAAGCAGAAAAGGAAAGAGAAGGCTTCCGCCAAGGCATTCAAGTTTTACAGCAACGGCAGCAAAGTAGACAACAACAAAACAACCCCAATCGACCTCCCAAAAAAGGTGAATGATGGACAAAGTGATTGAAACAATCCTAAGAGAGTTGCGTGCCAGACGCGTGCAACTTTCAGAGGCGGCTGCTTCAGGCGCAGCTAAAAATTACGAAGATTATAAATACATGTGCGGTGAGATTCGAGGCCTCACCAACGTGGAGATGTACCTACTAGACCTCGCAAAAAACATGGAGCAACTTGACGATGAGTGAAATCCTAATCGGCTCAAACCCCGATAGCTTGGATGCAACCGTATTACCTCAAACAGCAGAAGAGAAAGCCACGCAACTACCAGCACCTGTTGGGTACAAAATTTTGGTGGCGTTACCTGAAGCGGAAGATAAATTTGAAAGCGGCCTTATCAAATCCGATGAAACCAAACGGAATGAAGAGGTGTTAGCGACAGTCTTTTTTGTCGTATCGCTTGGCCCTGACTGCTACACCGACAAGGAACGGTACCCCACCGGCCCGTGGTGTAAGCCGGGTGATTTTATTCTGGCCCGCCCTAATTCAGGCACTCGCTTAAAGATTCACGGGCGTGAGTTTCGGATGATTAACGAAGACACTGTAGATGCTGTGGTTCAAGACCCACGCGGCATTTCTCGTGCATAGGAGGTAATAAAATGGCAACAATCGACAAGACCGAGTACAAATTTCCTGACGAAGTTGACGGTAAAGAAGCCGAAGATTCGTTAGAAATTGAGATTGAAGACGATACACCCCCAGAAGACAGGGGCAGGCAACCCATGCCACAGGATGTTGTCCAAGAGCTTGAGGCTGACGAGCTTGACGAATATTCTGACAAAGCAAAAGAACGCCTAAAGCAGCTTAAGAAGGTCTGGAACGACGAGCGGCGTGAGAAAGAACGCGTCTCCCGTGAGAACCAAGAAGCTATTGCTATGGCTCAACGGGTGCTGGAAGAAAATAAGCGCCTTAAAGCGACCCTTAAGACGGGCGAAGAAGAGTACCTTTCGACCATGCGGTACGCGGCTGACCGTGACTTAGAGATGGCGAAAGAGAAATACAAGCAGGCGCTAGAGTCCTATGACAACGACCAAGTAATAGATGCTCAGCAGGAGTTGACGGAAGCTACGTTACGGGCGGATAAGGCTAAGAACTTTAGACCTACTTTACAAGATGTAGAAAATGAGGTACAACTGCCGCAAACTCAGGCCCGGTCTCAAAACACCGCCCCTGACCCGAAATACGCAAACTGGGTTTCTCGTAATGAGACATGGTTCCAAAAAGACCCTGAAATGACCCAAGCAGCATTCGGCTTGCATGAGAAGTTAGCTCAACAGTACGGCACACAATATATTGGTACTGATGACTACTATAAGCGTATTGACACAACGATACGCAAAAGATTTCCAGAGGCGTTCCAAAACACGCCAGACGAAGACGATGACTCCGCTGACTCCAAACCCCAGCGTAAGACGAGTACAGTTGTAGCTTCAGCCAAACGTAGCACGGCACCGAGGCAGATTAAATTAACCGCGACCCAAGCAGCGCTGGCTAAGAAATTTAAATTAACCCCGGAGCAATATGCTCGTGAAGTCCTTAAATTGGAGAATAAATAATGGCTGGAACTAAATTAACTCGTGAACTTGAAACCCGTGAAACGCAGGTGCGCCCTAAGCAGTGGGCACCAGCGGAGTTGCTACCTGAACCAGATAAGCAACCGGGCTTTAACTACAGATGGATTCGTGTTGCGACGCTAAATAACGCTGACCCACGTAACCTGTCTGCGAAAATGCGCGAAGGCTGGGAGCCAGTAAGCATTACTGAGCAACCAAAATTTCAACTGCTAATCGACCCGACTAGTCGCTTTAAAGACAACATCGAGATCGGTGGATTGTTGCTTTGTAAGACTCCCTCGGAGTTCGTTGAACAGCGTAGCGCTCACTTCAACGACCAGACTCAGGCGCAGACCCTTGCAATCGACAATAGCTTCATGCGTGAGAACGATCCTCGTATGCCTCTGTTTAATGAGCGGAAGTCTACGACGTCGTTTGGTAAAGGCAAGTAACCTTTTAATTTTTTGGAGTTTAATCATGGCACAAACTGCGCCCTACCCTACAGTAGCGGCCCCTTACGGGCTAAAGCCGATCAATCTGATCGGTGGTCAGGTGTTTGCTGGTTCGACTCGTCTACTCAAAGTTACTAACAGCTACGGTACAGCTATTTACTACGGTGACGTAGTTAAGACTGTTGCTGGCGGTACTATTGAGAAAGACGTTGGCGAAGCTACAGCTACACCTACAGGTATTTTCCTCGGTTGCGTTTACACAAACCCAACTAACAGCCAAAAAACATACGCTCAGTATTGGCCCGGTAACTTAACTGCTACCGACATCTATGCGTACGTTGCGGATGATCCTGATGTTCTGTTCAAAGCTGTTATGGTCGCCGGTACAACCGAAGACGGTAATGGTTTGACAGTGGCTTTCTTGGGTCAAACAATGGTTGGTTCAAATGCTGAACTCGTTCAGAACGCTGGTGTAACACTGACCGGTGATTCACGCGTTGGTATTTATAGCGCCGCTGGTGCAACAACTACGGCTTCATTGCCTATTCGTGTTGTTGACGTAGTGCCTGAAACTGCTAATAGCTCCGGCTTGTTCTGCGAGTTTATTTGCAAGTTCAACGCTCCGTATGCGGTATCTACTTACAATGCTGGCCCTCCTATTACAGTTACGACTGTTATGACAGGCGGACACCAGTATCTCAACCCTACGGGCATCTAAGGAGCATATAAATGGCTATTTCACGCGCACAACTACTGAAAGAGCTGCTCCCCGGCCTGAACGCCCTGTTCGGTTTGGAGTACGCTCGTTACGGCGAAGAGCACAAGGAAATCTACGAAACAGAGACTTCCGAGCGTTCGTTCGAAGAAGAAACCAAGCTGTCTGGCTTTAGTGCTGCCCCTGTTAAAAACGAGGGCAACGCAATTGCTTATGACAATGCGCAGGAAGCTTGGACTGCACGATACAACCACGAAACCATCGCTTTGGGTTTCTCGCTGACCGAAGAGGCCATCGAAGATAACTTGTACGACAGCTTGTCTGCTCGTTACACCAAGGCTCTGGCCCGTGCTATGGCTTATACCAAGCAAGTTAAGGCGGCTAACGTCCTGAACAACGGCTTCTCATCGTCCTACCCCGGTGGTGACGGCGTGGCTCTGTTCTCGGCTTCGCATCCTTTGGTAAACGGCGGTAACAACAGCAACATCCCTTCAACTGCTGCTGACCTGAACGAAACTTCGTTGGAAAACGCTGTTATTCAGATCGCTGCTTGGACGGATGAACGTGGTCTGCTGATCGCAGCTAAGCCACGTAAGCTGATTGTTCCACCAGCTCTCCAGTTCGTTGCAACTCGTTTGTTAGAAACCGAACTCCGCGTCGGCACTAACGACAACGACATCAACGCGTTGAAGAACAACGGTTCGATCCCTGAAGGCTATACGATCAACCACTTCTTGACCGACACAAACGCATGGTTCTTGACCACTGACGTTCCAAACGGCATGAAGCACTTTGTTCGTACACCTTTGTCCAACTCAATGGACGGCGACTTCGACACAGGTAACGTACGTTACAAGTCTCGTGAGCGTTATTCGTTTGGTTGGTCAGACCCACTGGGCATGTACGGCTCAGCAGGTGCTTAAGTAGTGCAGAGGGGGGCGTAAAAACCCCCCTTTTTGTATAAGTTTTATGGTATAAAAGCAGTATTCCGGGAAACCGGTGCGAACGAATGGCCCCGGCCTGTTACATGCATATCGTCGCACTTAACTCGCATGTGAGGACAATTCAAATGGCATTATCTACCACCCAAAGTATTTGGCGTTCGGGCGGCGGCGACCAGACTCGTACCGCGTATTGTGGTTCCGGCCTGATGGCTGCACAGTTCTATAT